GTATTTCCTGATTGAGCATATCTCTCAGCTATATCATCTAAATGACTACTTAAAATATTTGCTTCTTTTAAAGTAGGATATTTAATAGAGGAAACAATAGGTTTTCCTTCTACATCTAATATTTTTCCAGTTATTTCTTTTGTCGGCTCTTCATATCTTTGTAATCTATTTAATAAAGATTTAACTTCCGGTTCAGTTTTTAATATATTGGTTTCTTGAATGGCGCCTGAATAATTTTTTGCCAAATTAGAAAATTGAGGTAATTCTAATTTTAGTCCTATATTTTGAGATATTTTATCTGGTTCATTATAAAGTTGAGTTTTTAAATTTCGATGAAATTTATTTGCTGCAACTAAAGTATCGTGTAATTGTCCTTCAACATCAGCCGGAGAATGCTTACCCAACAAATTAGCCATAATACCTTGGCCTTTATCTATGATTTGTCTACCTGTTCTTTGCATTGCTTCATTTGCACCAGAAAATGGTACTTTAGCTATCACATTTTCATAAGTATGTTTTAAAAATGGTGATTGCAATACATCACCTAATGGTGTTTCTGTACCTTGTGTTACATTTAATGCATTGATTAATTCCTGCTTGGATTGATTGCCTCGAAATAAATTTGCAGGATGCAATGCACTTAATGCTTTTCCACCTAATTTAAATGCACCTGGCGCCAAAGCACCAACTGCTCCACCTACAATAGGATGCTCAGGGGATGACATTGCGCCAAAAATTCCTTGAGGTGCAATTTTAGCTAAGGCATTTACAGCTTTAGGAAGCATTGTAGCACCTGACATGATTGCTGGAACTTCAGGAGCAAGCATTGATCCTAAAACCCCTCCCGTTTGAATTGCTCCCATTCCTAATTGTCTTGGGTCATTTATTCCAGGTATTAGTTGGGATAAAGTTTTATCTTGATCATTATTTTTTATCAAAGGAAAAACATTACTTTGATTTCTTCGACTAAGTTCATTTTCAAGTTCAGATCTTCTATCTAGTTCTTGTTGTAATTCTTGTTCTCTTGAATTAGCCATATTATTTTTTCCTTATCTTTGCTAATTCTTCATTAATTTCTTCGGTAGTCATTTCATGCACTGGTTTTAATTTTAATTTCTTTTCTTTTTCTTCTTTTTTTCTCGGGACTTGATAAACTTTTTCAGCATTTTTAAAAGCATCTTTTAATACTTGATCAGCTAATTCTTGAGATTTTAAATAAACTTTTGGACTAACTAAACCTTGAAATACTTTGTGATCCATTAAACTTCTATTCATTATTTCTTGTGCAGCCGTAACACCTGCATTTCCTTGTGCAAGATTTTGCCTAATATTAGCAAGTTCAGGCGTTAACATTCTTGCAGCAAGGAATTTAATTTGTTGTTTTTCATCATATCCCGTAAGCGCTTGAGCGACTTGTGGAATAGAATAACCTTGAAAAGTTCTTGCGAAAGGTGCTAATCCTTCTCTGACAAATTTTCCTAACGAATCAACTTCAGCTAATGCAGCTTGTCTTCTTTTTAATGTAGCAATATTTTGCCTAGTCGGTAAAAAGTCAGGGGCAGGCAAATTATTAGGATTATATCCATTTTCTTGAGCAATTTGAGAAATTGATTTTCCTTGTGATCTTTCATGTACTAATTTATCTGGAGTAAGTCCCATACCAGCACCTAAAGCAATTTCATAAGTTTTAGCTTCAGGTGTTGAATGTACCCAGTCAAAAGCTTGTCCCATTTTTTGTTGATATGCAGGCTGTGCGTAACGTCTATTTAAAATAGCATCTGATAATGGATCTCCAGTATGAAAAGGTGCTGAAGGATTAAAAGGTATTTGTTGCATCGCATTTGTAGATGGAACTTGCATTGTTTGCTGTGCCATGGGATTCATTGGTGCAGAAACATTTGTTGCAGGATTTTGTGCAATAGGATTTGTAGGAATTTGAGGAATATTAGTGATATTAGATGCAGGTGGTTGTTGTACTTGATTATCAGGCAAATAACCTAATAAACGTAAAGCTGCAATCGTTTTTGCATCTTCACCACCATAAAATCCTGGATTAGTATTAAATAAATGTAATTTATTAGCATTTTCTATAGCTTGTTGTTTTTGAGCATTTCTTAATCCTATTTCTGATTGCCAAATACTTGGATTATATTCATATTGTTGCTGAGATAATAAATTAGCTAATCTCAATCTATCAGGCGCATATTTATTCGCAATATTATAACCTTGTGTTAAAGCATTTCTTTCTGCAATTTGTGATTCAATATTAGGTGCATAATATTGATTTTGTAATGCTTGATAAGCATTCTCAAGATTACTTCTTGAAAGCGCATTCATTCCTTGCATAGCAGTCACTAATCCGCCACCTGGCCCAACATCTGCGACAACTTTAGGAAGTGGTAAAAAAGCCATATGATTTCCTTATAAAAATAAACTTAAAAGAGGCCCAGCCATCTGGCCAATTCCACCAAGCGTATTCCATAAATCTTGCTGTCCGCCTGCTTCTTTTCCATAAGCGCCTTGCGCCATTTGTGTTCCTAATTGGCTTAATAGATTAGTCAATGCATTGGCAGATGTTTGACCACCAGATATTAATCCGCCAAGTCCTGCGCCATATTGGTTATTGATGCCTAAAACTTGAGATAACCAATTACCCATATCTTGCGAACTAATATCACGGGCATTTTGCTGCATAAATTGCGCCATTGGCGTTGATCCAGTCAAACCCGATGCAGATCCTACATTTTGTCCGGCACGTATCGCTTGTTGTTGCTGGAATCTTGCCCATGGTGATTCTTGGTATTTACCCATCAAATTATTAATAAAACCTGAAGGATTTTGCATACCAGATAACCATTGTTGGTATTGTGGAATTGCACCAGTTCCTGCTTGATAAAAAGGATTCTGAAATTGTTGCGCTTTGTTGCCAAATTGCATCAATTGATCCATGGCTTGTTCATAAGGTTTGCCAGAATCACCAAATAAGCCGCCTAGAAAGCCTCCTAGGCCACTACCAAATGTATTTGCATCAAAAGCCATAGCCACATTCCTTGTGCTATTAAAATGACGTCCAAACTCCATTTTGGAAATATTGGGCGGTATTTAAGGTTGTATTATATATGATCTGACCATTGACAGGCGATTGAATTGAGTTTCTCTGATCAGTCGTAAGCTGTGGTAGAAACATACCAAATTGCGATAAATAACCATTTAATGTCTCAATAAATGCTGACATTGCAGCAATCCATATATCACTCATTTTATCGTTTTTTACGAGCGGATCATAATAAGGTAGTTGATCAACTTGATTGCTCATTCTGGCATGACCTCAAAGGCCCACGCAGCCCCTAAAATAATAAATGAGATATGGCCGTAAAATTCAACCATGGGAACAAATGCTTGACCTCTTGGGATAACGCCTAACTTTCTCCATACCGTACGATGGGTTCTTCTTCCAACAGCACCAATTGTTGCAGATTGTCGGTAATTATAAGTAACCCCACCATCTTTTGAGATGGATAAATAAATAACATGTTCATTAGGATTAAAAATAGGCGGTAAACCGCTTGATTCCAAGAGAATATTAATATCTGTTTCGGTCGTTATAATGTCTCCAGTTTCAGTTAATAGGTCTATTTCTTCGGAAAAATTTTCAATTTCTGCAAGTCCTTGAATGATATCCACCATAAACCGATCACATCTTGTGCGATTATAAGTCGATGGCACATACGGACGTCCGATTCTTATGCGGGGGATTGTTTCACCGTCATTGGTAACAAATAAAGAAGATACTTGATAAAGTATTGGGCTGTTATAGCTTCCGTAGAAATTGTTACCGTTGAAAAATCCATGGGTTTGTGCGGGATGTCTATCGCCATTTAAAACTTGTTCCTCATGCCAGAGTTTTCCTTCTTCAACCCTTGGATCACTTAAGGTCACATTATAAACAAAAGTGTGGTTTGCTTGCGTAAAATTTAAGCGATAAAAAATAATGCCATTTTCTTTGATGAATATGCCTCTTGCATCAGCAACTTGATTAAGCGCTGCATATTGTGCCAACTGAAAATCAAGTGCGCGATTACTGATAGGGATTGATTCTGTCCCTATCACTTCCATGACAGAACCTAAACCATCCTTGTCATTGGATAAAAAAACCATCTTATCAAAGCCTGTCACAATGCTGCCGACAGCAGGCGTTCCATATTCCATTAGAAGCGCATTATTTCGACGTAAGGGTAGGTTTGTGCCAATCCCAGCATTCTCCCACACCTCTGTGTAATTCTTTGAAAATAGAAAGACTCTGCGGTGTAATGTTCTACATGCAACAATTGAGCCAGGATGAGAGTTAATGGCACCAAGTTGTAGTTGGCCAAAATTGGTGATTTGAATGGGTGGTGTGCCATTTGTCGTAAGATTAATGGCAATATTCGCGACAGCATTAGCAAAAGTTGTTGCCACTTGAATGTGTGTGCTATCAACAAAAATAGAAAAGTAAGTTTGGCCAACAACTAATGGTGCTGGTAACGTACCGCCACCTGTATTAGTAAATTGGATTGGCATGCCTGTTGGAAAACTATTGGCCGTTGCTAAAGTTAAGGTATCTGTTGCAGCGGAACCCGTGATAGCAATCGATACACCGCTCCAACTATAGGCATTATTTAAAGCGGATAATTGAAAAGTATTGGTGCCAATCGTTGCATTTCCGCCATTTGCAACCAGTAAAAACCCATCAATAAAACAGACATCAAGGGGGGCTATGGGAAAGCCAGGATCAACATTTGTCCTAATATCAAAAGTGAAAATTTCAGAACCTGTATCCCAAATGCAGCCAATTTGTGTATCTACAAATAGGATTTGCGGCCCAGTTGTTGCATTATTGGCATCAATGCCAACATAACCGGTATTAGTTGGCAGTGGATTTAAGGGGTTTAAATGTAGGATGACATTATTTGAATCACGACGATAAATATTTGCACCAATAACCATATATTCAAAATTGTTCAATACAAATTCAGCACGAAAACCATCCGTATGTGAAGTTCCTGGAAATGATAAATCCGTATTGACAATACCTGAGGTTGAGATGAGAGAATTTGTTTTCTTGCCCTTTTTATCGATGTACTGAAACATATTGATGGTACGTTCAGCATCAATATTAGGAAATCTTTGGTTATTATAACTACCAACTAATTCATAGTCCTGGATTTGCATATCAGTAACTCAATATGTTTGGCCAGTAGAATGGCTCTGGTGCTGTCAATGTGACAGATGGTCTTAAGGTGAGATCTGTTTCATTCACGTTTTTAACGGTTGCATAAGTATCTTGATAAGCATCTTCATTCATTTGCGGCCAATTAGCAGATGGGAAATACGCAATAAATTCTCGTGCAATCCCATATTTTAATAATCGGTAATACATGGGAGGAAGTTCCCCCAATGAATCTTGATTACCCAAATCATTAATCATAACTTTCACTTGAATCTTTGCAGCATAAGGTTGATCAGGAATAGGGTAGACCGTAATAAAACTTTCATTAGCTTGCTTGTCTAAAAAGATAAATCCAGGACGAGCAAGTAAATTATTTTGCCGAACCACATTCCAATAAGATGCTTTATTGATAATACGCAAGGGATAAACCAATGCAGAATTAACTGGCTGCGTCGGAAAATTAAATGAAGTCACCACATTAGGTGATGTACCATTGGTCAAGATATTTATAAAATTACCGGATAATGCATCTTGTGATGATGCCGCAAGATACATCGTCGTTGGCGATACATTGATGACCCAATAAGTCACCCCTGCAATAAAAGGTTGCGGAATAATGCCACCTTGCGGCGTTGAGATGGTAACTGGTGTATTGGTTGGAAATGATATCGTTGATGATAATGTTAATAAATTTGTCACACTATCAGCCGTAAAGCTAAATGAGATGGGTAAAGCACCGGCTGGATTACCATTTGCCGGAACAAAGTAATTGGCAAAAGATAAATCAATGATACGGTCTTGCCTAATATCAGCAGGAACCATATCAGAGATGGAATACGTATCTTTACCAACGACAAAGTTAAAATCAATGGTCGTCAAAAATGGAATATAGATGCTATCTGATGAGTAAAAATCTAAAAGCTCATTTAGGATATCCAGACCCGTTCTGATCATAAATGGGTCTGGGGTCTCACCTACGCCAAGCTCTCCCGTGAGGTAAAGCGCATTGATGATAACATCATTTGTCGTCCTGGCTATTTGAGGCATCCTGCCTCCCTATGACGAAAAATTTAGGAATCATCACCTTGCCCATCTACTGGGAATGCAATATGGTCAATACCAGACGTTAGACGTTTACCAAATTCTTGTGCCCATTCACCAGTATTTTGCATATTGGCATTAAATTCCATAAGCTCCCCAACCAAAACGGGTTTTCTGCCCGCATATTGACGGACTTTGCTTTGCTCACTTTTGACAAAGGCATCCTTTGCTGAATGTTCTGCTTCTAATCGTGATTGCCGCTTATTAGCAATCGCTGCTTCCTTTCCTGGATTACCATCATATCGATCTTTAAACATATTCTTCTCCTTAAGATAATAACTTGACGGCATACTGTGGATGCCATTTAAACCCGCATAAAATATCGATACGCATCAAGTTTTGATAACCCAAAATATCACCTGTCTGAGTGACGGCAAGGGATAAACCGGTTTCAGGATCAACTGCAACCGATGCATAAGGAACCTGAAGTTTATAAAGCGGAGGGCATACGATATCTAATGCACGAGAAGGATAAGCAACATTCACGTTATAGCTTGGAATCACAGTTACAGCCGCACCTGTTGGCACTGGTACATCAACATTTTGTAATGGGGATGAGGTAGAACTGATAATGGTTGGAGAAACTTGAATCGTAATTGCACCACCAGCTAGAGATGAAGCAGGTGCGGTAATCACAAACTGCATGTTTTGGCCAGTTGATTTCCTGGATAGCGGATTAACACTATGTACACCTGCAATTGAGATTAAATCACCAGGTAAAAAGTAGTTTGCTATCGGGCCACCACCACCATTTGCACCAGCCAAAACGATAGTATTACCAGATGCAACATTACCATTAACCGTCAAAGTATCGCCTGGAAGTGTTGTAGGGCCAGCACCAGCTATGTGATTCACGATATTTTGACTTTGGAAGATATCAAAATAAGACAAATGGCCAATGGCTGATTGCCTTACGATCTCTTCATTAAAGACAGGTGTGAAATTGTTCAGCAGTGCGGACTTGAGGGATGAGCCGTCTCGAACCGTCATGGCGAGATATGCATCTGATGCAATGTTCACACCCATTTCAAGAAGCTTAGCACCCGCAAGATCGACTGAGGAAAAGGAGTTGATTGGGCTGCCAGCGCTTCCTTGAAAGAAATACAATTCCTGTTCAGCATCAGCACATATATCACGTTCCATCTGGGTGATAATGTTTTGAATAGCAGGCTGAATGAACATACGCGAGAAATCTTCAATGCGTAAAGTCAAATCCTGAACAGTGTAAGCAATTAATGCGTGGTATTGGTGCGCAACGACTATATTTTCAACTGTTTCAATAATGTCTTGCGGAACCGCAGTTGAACCGTCCCCCACAATGAAATTATTCTGGCGTCTAACTTGTAAGGTATCGCCGATTTTGTAACCTGAGTTTTGAAAATCGTCCTGATATATTCTTGAGCCAGTCATGACAAAGGGTGAATTATTGGCAAACATGGCTAATGCAGTATTTGAGACTAACTGCGTGGTAATAAATTGATTTGGCATTTTATCGCTCCATCCTGGTCGTAAAAATTCCGTTTAAAAAAGAGACAGTTATTTAAACTTGCCTGCTTTCATGAGCCGTCTGATATCGCCTGGAGACGTCTTTTCAGTGACGCCTGCGGAATTAACAACTGGATTGGACTTGATTTGACCAAGTGGACGATTGGGAGATCCTCTTTGCTCACCACCTGAAATCAAAGCATGCGACAGTGCAATCAATTCCGCTGCTTGTTCTTGTGGATGAAGTTTGGATATTCGTTCGAGTTCTTGAGGATTTTTGCCGAGTTTGTAGAGGACTTCACCAGCGGAGCCTGCCCCTTTCTTTGGTAGCATGGTAGCTGCATCTCGCATGGAAGGTGTGAATGGCGCATTGTTACCGCGTACGACATCATCAAAATCGTCATACTTATCAGCGACAGAATCCAAGTGATTATGTAAGCTCTCGTACTGTCTCTGAATATGTGCGGCAGCTTCTGCTGCTTTAGCCTTACGCTCTTCCGCATCCCTTTGGGCAAGCGCGAAGCTCACTGCCTTTGAAATCGTCTCATCAACGCCGCCAGGTGAAAAACCCCCTGGTTGAACGTTTGGGTTAGCATCAAAAGATTGGGGGTTAGATGGTGAAAACTGTGACTGCAACTCTGCAATCCTTGCATGCATCTCACGCATTTCCCTATCGTGAGCCCGCTTTTGCTGTTTCAGACGTTTCTGAACATAAAGCGGATCGCCAGTGTTTTCATGTCCAATTGAGCCGTGTGAATCTGGTAAATCTTCAACTGACTCATGCGACACACCTAAGCTATCACCAACATCTTGTACTAATTCCTTGTCGTTACCCGACTGATCCTGAGCGCTATCCATAACAACTCCAACGGCAATTCATTCTGCCCCGAGATTTAAGGCGTCCCGTTCGCCCGTTACTCATCCTGAGTACGTATGGCTATATTTTAAGCGGGAGTCGTAAGGTTAAATAGGTCATATGTATACCTAGGCAATATATTTGCTGGTATTATTCATTCCTAATTAGGATTTAACGATTCCTAGTTAGGAATATTGGTCTTCGCAATTGCGAAAAATAATATCGCAATTGCGATCTTTTAATAAAAAATGGAGATAAGGATGATTAATAAAAAATTGTTATTTTTAGGGGCTATTACTTTTATTGCTTTTGCCAATGAAGGGATGGCAAATACAGTGACAGCAACATCGCGAGCGATAGTTTCAAACTTCACTGGTTTTACCAATACCATGACTTATGTTGAGTCATACAATACCAATGAAGTCATGAATTTAACTGATAATCCACTACATATCAGGGCATGTTATGGGATATCGGTAGATAATTGCGGGAAGGATGAAGAAAGATGCTTTAAAGTAACTGTGAATCCCCATGGAACATGGCAAGACCATTGGATTCCTAAAAAAAGCTGCCATTTTAACTACATTGGAAATTATAATATTAGAGCTTATTCAACTGTTTCTGGAGACGCTCAGAGTTCGTATGATGCCTACGCAACGGTCATGGTGACAAGATAATGATATACGAATTTCCTTGCGGCGGATTTATAGATACTTCTAATGATGATTTTACACAAAGATTTTGTGAATATGAATTTTGCGATTATTGCAATGACGGAAAATCTCATGTTGAATATTTTGATAAACATATAAAAATTAAAATAGAAATCTTGCCGCAAAGAAATGAGGGTAAAAATGAACAAAAAAAATAAAACTTCAAAATTAGGAACTAAGCCAGGAGAGACACGAGCAACTTTCATTGTGAATGAAGACCAACTAGAAAAAGTCAAAGCTATATCTTATTACGATAGAATATCGATTAAAGATGTTTTAAGCAAAGCACTTGATGATCTTTTTATAAAAAGAAAATCAGATTTATTAAAAGCCCGTAAAGCCTATAAAAATAGGAACAACAATTTACAATCAAACGAAATGATCATTGAATCATTTATAAATGCTGTAAAAGATGGTAATAAAGAAATCTTAGAAGAAGCACTTCAATATTTTAAAGATAAAATTGATACTATAAATGAGCAAAAGTAAACGTAAGACACCAAAAATTAGTATAACTTGCATTGGTAGCAAAGCAGGTATACAAAGATCATTTAGATCTAAAGAAAATAGAGCAAAAAGAAAACAAGTAAAAATAAAATTATTAATGAAAGATTATGAAAATTTACCACATGAAAAAGAATATGGAAATGAATGGTCATCTCCTAGAGATGGTAAACAATGGATGGGAAAAAATTCGAAATGGCTAAGAAAATAGATATAAAACGAGGTTAACATGATCCATTATTTTATTTTTATGTTTAGTCTAGGATTAATTTATTTTGCGTTACTTAAATAATGATTATAAAACGAGGTTAACATGCATGGCTTTTTAGTTTTTATAATGTTTATAGCATTAATATATTTTTCTGATTGATTATTAATATGAAGCATAGATATCCTAGAAAACCTACATTTTGCAAAGCAGATTATGATTGGCTTCATTGGAAAATTGATCAATGGTATGAGTTTTATAAATTTAGGATAAGAGCTATTAAATCTCCAGAAGATAAACTTGATCATTTTCGATATGCCAAAGAAAGATTAAAAAGGATGTTATATGACTCACACACTCATGTTTCTGATGATGATTGATTAGGTTTTTTCTGCTGAGCAGAATTATGCTTGTAAATATCAGATAATATTGATGCAATCTTGTGATGGAAATCTTGATCCGCTTTTTTGTGACCAAGATCATGAACTGCAACTGATTTAGCTAAATTCAGTTTGTGATCGAAAACATTAAGTTCACTTTGTGCTTGAATCTTTTGCGCTTCCAATAATAACTTCGCTTTATCCAATTCATGTTCTTGCTGCTTAATTGCTAATTCCTGAGCCTTTGCTTGGATCTGTGCTTGTTTCCCTTGTAATTCTGCTTGCATCAACATCATTTGCGGATTAGGTTGTGGAGGTGGTGGTGGTTGGCCTTCCTCTTTCGCCAATATTTCAGGAGGAACGAGATTTTTAAGACGATTTTTAACTGTTTCTCTTTGCTGTATATCCAAATTCTCTGCCCATAAATCTGCTATTAGATTAAATACTTGGGGGTTCATAGCTGTAGTCTCTTGAAAATATTCAAGAGCAATATCACGTTGCACCGCGAAGGAAGGTCCCGAATCAATCTCTACATCAAAATCACCCAATCCCAATGTATTTTTCATAGAACCATCTTTTTGAGCCTGATTTACGACAATATTCTGCGTTTTTCCGTCTTTTTTTGATAAAACCATGGATCTTTCATCACTACCGATAATGTATGGCAGTAAATCATTGACGACCCGACCGCCTTGCTCAACCGCTTGATTCATATTATCGAAATAAACATAAGCGCTCATGGAGCCTTCTAATTTACGCTCACGTCTTGCCTTACCAGAGATGTCACGTCCTTGAAGCGCTTCAGTCTCGCTAAAACCCAGGATCTCACGAATATCTTGGGTTGCCCGTTGAAAGTTTTGCATAATTGCTGGCGATAAATCCCAAGGAGCTTGTTTGGTTGGCATTTGACCAGTCTTTGGATCAGGTTTTGCACGCAATATGCCCATTTGCAATTCTGGATTTCTCCAATCTTGCTCATATCCGATAATGTTGTCCGGAGTACCAAGCCACTGCTCGCGTCTTCTATTTTTAACTTCTGCTGCAATTTCAGATCCAAAATAATTAACGCATTTTTGAGCATCACGAGCTTCATGAATAAATGACCTGCAATATTGTCTGCCTTCAATGTAATAGGAATCGCCGTCGACAAATATAATCGGTAATTGTTTAGAAGGCCATTCAGAAAAGTCAATTATTTGATTTCTGATCATCCGGTAATGCATTATCCGATAATCTTGAGTTTGCCTAGTATTTACAATTCTTGGCATCTCATTTTGCACAATTGCTTCAACAATTGTCCCTTCTGTAATTTTCTTTTGAACTTTAAAATTCTTTTGTATCTCTTCCCATTCCATTTCATTGACTACTCTACCATCTGATAACTTATGAATAATGACTGGAAACCATTCTTTGACAAAATAATCAGCAACAGTAATCGTATCTCTCGTTTGCCATTGGAAGTCTAATAGCATGTAAGGATCAATATAGGAAACTGGATTTGTCACATAAGGATAAGTTGCAAAAAATTCATCCCGTGTGAAGACATAAAACCTACCACAGTAATTCCCATCGCCCTTATGCGGCTTTAATGCCGTTGGATCAAAGGCGGTACGTGTAGGATCTGGGATTGCTTCATAACGAATAATTTGATTGAAAGATTTCGGTGATTCATAATCTAATAATATTTGAAATGCACCAAAACCCATCATGAGAGCGGATTTAAATGCGGTTTGATAGACGAGATCATTCTGAGATTGATAAGATATTGTCCGCACTAAGTCAGCGCGTAAGTCTATTTGCTCTTGTGTGGCCTTACCTGTCAAAGAGCGAACGATTATATCTGGCTTGTTCTTTCGTTGTTCTCCAGCAATTTTTTTCGTGGCATCATAAAGCTTATTAAATGTCATCGCCGGTTTAAATAAACGGGAAAATTCAGATCGCTCAACTGCTGTCCATTGATCACGCAAGACAAAGTTCATATCATCCTTACCACGGACGATATTTTCATTAAAGTAAGAATTCCAGGTATTAAAATGCTTATTAGATTGCGTCAAAACTTCCTGCTCATTGATACCAGCTTCATTTAGCATCGCAAGACGTTTTTCTTCCATCTCATTAATTTGCTCTGGATCAAGCGTTTTTTCATCGCTTAATTCACGTTCCATTCAACTCTTCCTTGAGTTAATGATAGTTACAGGAAGTTGGTTATCTCACTAAATCGCTCATTCAAAACGATATCTTAGTTTCAGGAACCAAAACCCAGCATGGAGGGCATAAGTATTGATTGTCCATCTTTACCAACTTCCCATCACTAATAATATATATATATTTTATATTTTATGTATCTATTATTAACGGGAAATCTATGTATAAATACTAAATTATACTATTTTTCAAATATTTAGTAAATTAATAACCAGTGAATATATTATTCATAACCTGTGTAAAATAAAGACAAAATATTTATTATAGATTTCATCCATATGTTATCCATAACTATTACCCTACTTACCCACAAATATTGTGGATAACTATTACGGCAGAGCTGTTAAGGTAATAGTACCGTTCGCTGCAAAGACGGGTTTAAAGAACTGATTTCCATTAGATGCGGAAACTTGAACAATGTCTGTTGTATATAACGCAATAGACTGCATCTTAATATATGCATTTAGATATCCTGCCGCTGTGATTGTTGCTAATGTGTCCGAGGATTGTAATTTACATAACCTAGGAGCTTGATAGTTTTGACCTGCAGAATTAGTCCGTAATGAGAGGATAGACATATACATTTCCTTATGTATTAAATAGCGTGTTAAGTACAATAATTGCCATTATCCCACACCAGTATTTAAATCCAAATACCAGATAAATGACAATATTACAAATAGTGACTAACATATAGGCGATGATGGAATAATGTTCCATAAGGAACATTGATATTTTTTTATCCATTTTTTTTAGAAAATAGATTAATTTCATCCCAATGCTTCTCATTCCCACCGCCTAAGTCATTTTCCTTTAAGACGACGCTTCTTTTTGTAGGAAATCTTAGCACCGGATTTTCTGGCTTCATTCAAAGAAGCGGCCACCGCCTGGTCCTTGGAGTGGCCTGATTTTATCATCTCAGAAATATTGGAACTTATCATTTCTTTCGATTTTCCACGTTTGAGGGGTGGCATGATACTTTCCTTAGTCAGCCTTCAGTAAAATAACCTTAACATATGCACTATTGGTTTGAGCATTTGTGCCAAGTGATGGAGCAGTTAGATTAATCAACGCAGTAGAAGTATTGGCAAGCTCAATAACATCACCAGCAACACAATGCACAAATACATCCGCTACGACTTCATTTGATTTCTGCTCAGGGGACAATGTCATGTTTGCAAAAGTTGATCCTGGGACAATTATGCCATTTTTAAACAATGATAATGTCCAGACCGGCAATGGAGATGAAATGGGATTTAATGCAGCACACATCCCTGTATAAATATCATACCATCCCGCTTTTTTAATGACTATTTTCCCATTTACCGACGCACTACTGACATCAATATTGGCAGTTGCAAAAATAGTATTTTCAAGCTTAACAACACCACCTGCCAAATTTGCACCGGGTGATGCAATAAGATCTTGTGCGATAGATGAATAAACTTCAGCAAATTCAGGTTCACCACCTCCAGGACATTCACAAGGACAAGCCACACAATCACCTTTCGGTCCCTGCGGCCCCTGTAAGCCTTGTGGACCCATCGGACCCATTGGCCCTTGTAACCCTGGCACCCCATCATGACCGTCCAATCCTGGCAATCCTTGCGGACCTGCTGGCCCTCTAATGCTGAGACCATCCTGACCTGGATCACCTTTGTCACCTTTTAGTCCTTTATCACCCATTGGGCCTTGCAACCCTTGTAATCCCTGATCGCCTTTATCGCCTTTCTGACCTTGTTGGCCTTGAACACCTTGTGGGCCTTGAACACCTGGAATACCTTGCGGGCCTTGAGGCCCTGCACAACAAATACAATCTCCGTTTGACATAAATAATTTCCTTATAAGGTTAATAAGTCTACGAACCACGATAATCCGTCGCTCGATAAAATAATTCTTGATCCCTTAACCACTGCGGCTTCTCTATGCCCGTATGGTCTTGTAAAATTCCTGGGACTTGCCTAATTATATCATTGTCATTAGCAATAACTTTATTTCTATTTTCCTTAGGGTTCATGGTTTATTCCTTTTTTCCGTTAAAAGACATTTACTACATTTTTTTCTAATTTCTAATTCTTTCTCATAATCTTCTGGCCATGCTTCATCTTTTTTTATTTTTATTAAATAAGTTTGGAAATTAGAGATGTCTTTATTTTTACCAGATTGTAGAATAATCGTTTTAAACTCAAAATATCCATTAGAAAAATTATATGATCTAATTAAATTAGCAAATGCATTGAATAAATCATCTATTTCTTTTCTCATAATCCTTGCCTTAGATTACAGTACAACACAGGACGGCACTGCACACTACATGACACAATCAAATTCCATTCTAACTTCTATAATCCGTACCTTACTTTTGCTTACAAGACAGTACACAGCGCCTCAAGACACTACAGGACATCTAAAAAACCCGTACATTGCATCTCAAAACTTTACATTACTTCACATCACTAGACATCACAGTATAATCAATTTCCTTCACGCCAATTGGTGACCACGAATCTGCCGAAGATTCCCTTGCGAGCTGGTCGAAAATCGCCCAATCCGACCTTCGAACCCGCATCATCAATCAATGTCCTGATAAACTTCGGACTAAACATTTTCGTATCTAATGTCAAAACAAATTCGAGTACCCAAGTGTCAAGACGAGGCCTGTGACATACAATCCTACCCCCAGTAGAAGGCACAACCACAGCGCGACTATCAACCTCCCAAGTCTTCGGCTCTTTGAAATAGATTGTCTCTCCATCGATCATCAATCCCGCTGGTATTAAACTTGACCTAGCCGTTGTGACTTTTACCTTGCCGTCTTTATGAAATTTCCCAGCTTCAATAATACAAGCATAAATATTTGTAGTCGGATAATAAAGATTTCCATCTTCATCTTCATAACAGACTTTTTTAGCATATTCACGCGGAGTTAAATTCTTTTCTTTGACTTTCGATTGTTGCTCATCAATATTAAAACGGTTCATCAATAAGGGAGTAATCCCTGTTATCTCCACATGTAATTTCATTCAATATCCTTAGATTGGTTTACATTACAGAACGCTACACTACATTACGGTACATCACAGATTAAAAATCCTTACCTTAGTTTTCATAACAAAACATGACATCACATGACGTTACCATACAGATAAGATAAAAATAAAAACCCTTTTCTTGTCTCATATTTCGCCAGTTTACGTAACATTACAACACAATTTTAAATTATATTTTTTATCGATATCTTTAAAAGCAAAATCTGGATTAAATATCCATTCTTTAACAAATCTTGTTTTATTATCTCGATTACCAGCAATAACACAATATAGATATTTCCATGTTGTAATATCATCTTGCTTATAAAGCCAAAGCGGTTTCAACTTTTCCATGTCGATTCCTTTTAAATATGCTCAAAAAATCCTAAGCACCGGATTGTACATATCAATCTTAGACTTATCCTCAACTTTACGCTCAATTACTCTATCTGCTGCAAATCTCATTAAGCAATACTGCAATGCATCATGTACATGCGAATATTTATTTTTATTGGGTTTATCCTGGTAACGCTCATCATCGTTGATCTGTACGCGCTTGTAATGATAGCCACTTACAAATCCCTTACGTAATGTCGGACAACCTTCACGTGATACTAATAACGATGGCTTATGATCAATTAAATTGCTAAGAAAATACCGTACAGAAGAGATACGAACAGAAGGATCATTAGTAGAAGCAGGATTAGTGGTAATCCCCAAAGAATTAAGTTCACCAATACAGCTAAGCTCTTCCATAATTTCATCACCTTTAGCTCCTGCAGGATCACCTTCAGATCCTCCAACTTTATTGTACACAAAATCAATGGCAAGACGTGGAATCACGATGTTTTTGGCGAAGGTTCTAATACCCATATCTTCAGCGATATATTCCTTGAGCACTCTCACCTGTCCACGCGGCGATATTTGCACGACAACGCAAGCTGGTGTAAGACCAAAGTCCCAGCCAAGATAAATGGGATCACCTTGTATGGCTTCAATACTTGGCACTGAATGTAAATCATCACCATATTCTGGATAGACGCGTTTTCCTGATTCAACTAATCCATATTTGCCGCAACAATATACTTTGATGAAACCTTCAGTTTCATTTCCAGATAGTTTGGGGTAATAGTCAGATGCCATGTTTTCAGCATTATCAGCAAGAGGATTTTGAATATATAAGCCATCTTTGTCCTTAATTAGTACGCCATATTCATCTTCTAGCAATCCGCTAGGCTGATGAAATACAGTGTAATCCTTGCTAGGCTTGACCTCAAAATCTCGGTATATCCAGTGATCTTCATCAGGAGGATTTGTATCAGCAATAATGCCAGACCAATGAGGCACATCACAGAAGCTACGGGAAGGATAACGACCGTTAACACGTCCCTTGAAATGCGAAAGTACATTCTGCGGAAGTTCAGATAATTCATTAAGGTAAACACCCGTTAATTCAAGTGATTTAATTTTACGTACATCATCTGGCCTATCCAATGCAATAAAGATAAGCTCAAGTTCAATTTCACCATGACCGTCATTAAATGTATGTTCATAAGTCATTATAGGCTTTTGACGATGATAAACTTCACCTAAGTTTTCAAACCAATTAAGCCATGTTTGAAGCGTTGTTGATTGTAATTCACCTGAAGTATTTCTAACTATTGCCCATCTTGCTCGTCGTTTCCCTTTATACCATTTGGGCATCCTTGATACTGATCTGACGATCCGTTGAACACACATTGTAGATTTGCCGGAGCCATATGGCCCCATAACCAAATCAACGAAACCACTAGATTCAATAAAACGCTTAGCAGTAGCAGAGGGTATAAATACTTTATCCTTATCGCTTGCATGTATAATCGTCCTTTCATCCGTGAAAGTAATGTGAACTTCTTTTGCTTTCTTCTTACTCGCTAAATACTTCTCACCCAAATCCATCACTTGTTTTACGCTTAATCTATCGGATGAGTACATGAGATGGTGCCTTTTTCTTAGGTTCCTTTATGTGTTCTTCTGTTGTTACGCGATGCCTGCAACGAATGCACTCGCGACGCCGCATGATTTTATCAGAGCCAGAAGGTAATGATTTAATGACTTTATTATCCGGGTATTTGCAATTTGGACAATCCATTTGTCCTCACTTATTTGCTTCCGAGAATGGGTGTTATCGGAACTTACATGCCACATTCATGCATGATTCTTTTCGGGTCACAATGCTTTCCATGTTCAGGGGATTTACTAGGATGTTGTGATAATGGCGCACGAACGAACTTTTGCGGGTAATTTAAATACAATTTATTTTGATGTAATCCCTTTTCCATGTCTAAATTACAAACATCTTGATTCATTTCAGATTCGTGACTCATGATTTACTCTCCCTTTTTCTTAGGGCCAGTCTTTCTTAAGCCACTCAAAGTTCTAGCCAAATTAGCCTGTTTTCGCATCCTAGGATTATCTGAATGTAATGCTTTTTGCATCTTCTTGGCTGGGATTTTTTCTCCCTGGGGGACGCCTAATTCCCTGTGCAATGCGCCAGGATGTTTAATCGCTTTCTGAATGAAGTTCTTCGATCTTCTGGCCATTTCCTTTGACCTCCAATAATTGCATGATCATTTCTTTTAACATCTTAACATCCGCAGAATCATTATCTGACCATTTTGCGCGTGCTTTTAAGTAAAATATCTGAGCTGGAACATTTCCTAAATTTACATTTATGATAAGTTTTTCAGCCACTTTTGCGATTCCTTTGTCTTGTCCTCTTTTTACAGCGTCAGAAAACTCTTGATACTCTTTGGTCTTTTCATTGAAAGTTTGATAAGAAATGCCTAAACAATTAGCAATTTGTTCTTTAGTTAATCCTAAACTTGCATATTCTTCCACTTTCTCAATGGCTTCTTTACCTGGAATCCAAGGCGGTCTTCCTCCTGGGTGCGTCATAATTGATTCAACCATAATGAATGTGTGAGTTCTAGATTAGCTAGTTTAGCATATAAATCAGGATCTTCCTTAAGCTTTTTAATCATTCCTTGCTCATCAACTGGATTACAATTAACCAATAATGCTAATAATCCGAAAATAATTGACAGTTTGCTGTTATGAAGAAGCGTAGAGATGATTGGGGCTGCTTTTTCCATGATTGGCATGATATCGCATAGTAAATCCTTGTTCATATGTCTCCCAACAATTGGACAGTATTTGACAATGTTGGCATTAGTGATAGGTAATTTTCAATCACTTTGACGCCTTCGCCCGCGCCATAGATAATTTTTGCACAATATCCATTGTTATTAAGATAATTTATCCAGGCTAATTGATTTTTCCAGGTATGCGTCTTCATTTCAGAGGCGGAATATTTTCGATTACGTTTAACCTCCAAAAATAGCCCAAAATATCCACCATGAGCCATGGGTACTAGTAGGTCAGGGAACCCAGGAGAAAGTCCAGCCTTAAGCAAATTTAGGCCCTCTCGTGGCATTCTTTTGCCTTCATTGGGTATATGTACCAGTGGAATACGTTTATATCTTGCCCATTCCACGAGTAGTTGCTGTTCCTTACGCTCTGGTAATGGTTTTATTTTGATCATATTCAAGTCCTTTTGAATAATGATTAGCCATAAAATGCAGAATAATCCAATTTCAAATTTTGTACAAGTCTATCTGTCCGTCCGTGAAAAGAGGTATCGCGGACGGACAAGAAAATATATATATATATATTATATATTTATATTATTTATTAGCTGTCCGTTCACTCACGGACAGACGGACAGATAGGTTAAAAAATACACAATTGTTCACTTTTTGAACTTGATCATTTTTTGATCTGTCTGTCCGTCTGTCCGCCTATCTGTCCGTGACTGACGGACAGATAATTCGTTATATTATTCATTGGTTTACAAAGGTATTTTTTATCTGTCCGTCTGTCCGTCACTTTTCAGGCGTAGAGGGTGAAATGTACCATCTTTTGCGTCTACTATGATCATCTTCGTATAAATTGAGTAATTTCTTTGCTTCATACAATCTATTCATCCCAATTCCCTTGGCTTCAGCTTTTTTTCGCAGATCGGTCAAAAATTGTCCTTCGTACTTTAATTCTTCCAATAAAAAATCTATAGTTTCTGCAAGTCTTGGTGAATCCTTTTCAACTTTCACAGTATTAATAATATCGTCTATTTTTTTATCAACTTTTCCTTCTAACCAATCTATCTTGCAGGTTTTTATCTCACCAATACCGTTAATCAAAACTTGTGGTGATAAAACATATTGATAGCCAAAGTCATCTGGCCCTAGATTATTTTTAATTGGCATGAATAAACGCTTATTTTCATCTTCGGGATCTCTTATCATCCCAAAAATAATACGGGCAGCACCGGCAAAGCCAACTGAACCCATAATCCTTTCAATGGCTGCTTTTTTGACATTACCTTGCTTAGTGAAATGACTATTAATAAGCATTGCAGTTTTATGACGTTCGGCAACGGCTTGTAACATGCCTAATGCCGTGCGGATTTCTTTATTCTGATTTTGATCAGTTGATCCTAAGTACATAGTTATTGGATCAACGACAATTAATTTATATTTTTCTTCTATGATTTGATCTTCTAATAAATATAAATGTTCAACAAGTGAGATCACATCATAATATTCATTTCCTTTTTTATCTGTTTTTCTTATTCCTTTTAAACTATGAATATTATTCATATTAGCTTTTAATACGGACAATCTTGGCTTGATAGTATCTTCAACATTGTCTTCATTGGTAATAAGCAAAACTTTTCCTCGTTCGCATTTTGTTTTTTCAAGATGAAATATTTCACCATTGCTTATTATGCTGGCGATATAAAGCAATATTTGTGATTTACCCATGCCAGGTTCACCGGCAAATAAAGTTATCTTTCCATAAGCAATGATATTTTCCCAAAGCCAATCAATTTTTTTCATCTTTACATCACATAATTTTTCAATGACTATTTTTTCTTTTATCTCTTCATAAACTTTTGAGTCTACATTTTCATTTTGCATGATAATTATTCCTAAAAGATGAGCTATAAAGTTGACCTTGTAATGCTTCCATTCCGCATAAAACGTGCAGATCGTTATAATCAGTTCCGTATTTCATTTTTTCTATTTCAAAATAAGGACAATTAATTGATGCATTAATGGCATTTGCTGCTTTTAATCCTTCAATAATTCCTTTATTCACACTTTTGAACATGTCATTATCACAACAAATATTGATATGCTTTTTGGGAAATCTTTTCTTTATAATTAACGCAACATTCTTTAAATTATTGGATGAAAAAGAAACGACAGTTAAATCATCTGTTGCCATGTGAACACTCATTCCCGTTGCATAACCTTCAACAATTCGTATCGTCTCTGTTAGTTCATCGCCTAAAAATAAAAATTTATTTTGATAAGAAGTACCAGAATAAATTTTTTTATTACCGTTCTTATAAATAGCTTGTAATGAACATAAATCGCCATTTAAATCTCGGATGGGAACTAATAAAGTGGAATTAAATTGCTTGATGTAATAAGGATATATTTTTTTTCTTACTATGTAAGGATGATCATAATCAGCAATCGATGCTTTATTCCATAAAGCTAGGCATTCATTAATTGCTTTTTGTTCTTCATCTTCTTTTTGTTTTTTTATCTTTTGAAGATGTAAAATTTCTTCTTTTGAAAGTTTTGCTTCATTTCCTCGCCAAATAAAATTTTCTTGAGATAAGTTCCAATCACCATATATAGCTAACTTTCCGGGGATTAAAATTTTAACAAAAACATCTTTATTTTTATGATATTTTTGATAACTATAAAAACGCTGCCATTTGTTGACAATAGGTAATATTTCTCCGCAAAATTCAATGCCAGATGCTGCCATTGCATGATAAATATGATCGATGTAATTCATGAAAATGACCGCGGATCATTAATAATACTTTTTAATTCATCTTTGGGTATCCATTTGAAGTCTACATTTTTAAGGGTAGAAATAAGATCAAAAAGCTCGCAAGCAAAAGGACGGTAATGACCATCACCTATGCTATTTTCACCTTTCATTTGTTTAATGATTAAAGCAGCACATCCTTGAATAATGATTTCTTCATTTTCCATTTTGCTTTTAATTATAAAATCAAATATCTTTAAGATGCTCAAATAATAAGCAGAAATATTAGTGGCAATGCCATTGATTTTTGTTGGGGTAATAAAATGATGAAGTAATTCTACGTCTTTACCAATATCTAATTTAACAATTAATCCAATGCAGGTGAGTGAGCCGGTAAGATTTGGATTAGGATCACAAATCCCATCAAAATAAGCGTTGATCATAAAAAAACCTTAAAGAACAATAAGTATTTGCAAATATCTACAAATACTTTAAACTTGTTCTTGACTAAAACAGTTAAATGGATTTTACGTATATATGGGAGGCTTCGTGCCTCCTATATAACGAAAAACAGTAATAAAACGTTGGAGCTTCATTAAATTAACACATAATCGTCTTTATCTTCTAGCTATTCAATTGTCCATGAATCAATTCCCATTCAAATTTCATCTTATTCTCCACTTATCCACAATTTCTGTTGTTAATGCTTGTCATGAACAAAATATCCTTCAATTGACCCATCATTAAAAATTTCAAGTACCCTAAAAGGCATTAATTTTTTAAGATCTGGATGATAGGCCTTCACATAAATCTCTCCATTTTTCAAAGCATCATAAAAAACTTTTTTATCTATACCATTCTCTACTAATAACTTCTCAACCTCTGATTCTGTAATCAAATCGTCCATAGTAATAAATCCTTTATAACTTGTTAATTGTTATAATATATTGTAATATTGCCATATGAAAGTAAAAATTAAAAGGGGAATGGAGATGAGCAAAAAAGATTATACGGTTTTACCCATCAGATTCGATAATAAAATGTACAATGAGATGCGAGATATTGCTCATGTCAACAAAATAAGCATGTCTGATATCGTAAGGCATGGCGTAGATTTATTCTTTAGAGAACAAAAAAAGATATTGACAAAAAGAGATATCGCGATATAATGAGTTCATTAACTGAGGAGATAAGAAATGACGACTAAAGAAGAACAACTAGCCATAACAAAATATGATCTATTATTTGAGTCACGATTAAGCAAAGTTGAGGCAACTATGGAACATATTAATAAAAGCATGGATGGTATCAAATCAGAATTTAGATGGTTATTTGGTTTGATTCTGGTATTAGGAGGAATGATGGCTAAAGGATTTGGATGGTATTAAATAAAACGAAGAGTAAATAAAATGTTCAATCAAGCAATAGATCGAAAATATAATATTCTAGTTGAATCAAGAATAACTAGGCTTGAAACAATCATTGAGAATCTAAATGAGAATGATAAAAATATCAGAGAAACATTAATTAGACTAGAAAATAAAGTAGACAAACATTTTATGTGGACAATAGGGATGATAGTCGTTTTCTTCGGAGGATCACTTCCTACAGGAATTTTAAGGGCAATGCACATTTTAACCTAAACAGTTGTTAGGGGAAGCTCGCAACTCCCCCCAACGATCATATCTACCCAACAGGAGATATAACATGATAAGTAAAACTATTGCACAACGTACAATTAAAAGTCAAGACAGAGTTTTTTGCTCCAAGGAAGGAGATAAAGAATTGAAGGATAGATTATTCAGATCATTTGTCGCAAATCTCATTCGAGAATATGCAACTTATTCAACCGACAGTTGTTATTTATCAGTGAGTGACCTTCCATATCCTGAAAAAAAACAATTCCTAAGCCATCTCATTCACGTTGATGACTATGAGTATTTCATTGCCAATAAAACCCGTGAATCAGAAGCCATCAAAGAATATGAAGATGAAATGCAGCATTTTATTGATTGCCAGTTAGATGATGTCTATCACGAAGATATGCAGGAGATGGGAATGATACTTTGTCGTCACAAGGACAATGGTGAATTTGAGTATAGGAGTTAAACCATGAATAAAACAGTTTATGGAATACATGGTAATAATTCAGTATTTTTTCTTGATTTGATTGCAGCAGAAAAATATTTATTTGATAATTATCGTGAATATATTACATCAAAAGATCAATTCATTGATTATGTTGAGAAAATGATATGGGAAGACAAAATAATAATATGCGAAGGCTGCGGTGATAAGACATTAAGAGATGAGTTAGATCCAAATTGGGTAAAGGGTGGATGTTGTGATACATGGTTTTGTCATATTGATTGTCATACTTAGATAAATGCTACAGAGGCATATCAATATGCCTCTCAAGGATTTATTTCGCAGCACTTAAATGTGCATAACTTAAATTAACTTGAGGTAAATATTATGAAACTAAGAGCAGTAAAACCAGAGTCAATACAAAAAAGATTAAAGGCATTATTCTATGGAGGAGCTGGTGCTGGGAAAACAACAGCAGCCATAAACTTCCCAAGGCCATATTTAATCGACACAGAAAAAGGTGCGACTAATGATCAATACATTAAACAATTACAAAAATCTGGTGGTGTAGTTTTTCAGACATCAGACTTTGATGAACTTGTCACTGAAGTCAAAGCATTATTAACCGAAAAACATGAATATAAAACTTTAATCATTGATCCTTTGACTATGCTCTACAATGACTTACTAGATAAATCTGCGCTTAAAAATGGAACAGAATTTGGTAGGCATTATGGTGAAGCTAATAAACAGATGAAGCATTTGCTTAATTTATTATTGCGCTTGGATATGAATGTGATTATTACCTCACACGCCAAAAATGAATATGGACATAATTTATCAGTGCTTGGCCAGACTTTTGATTGCTATAAAAAGTTGGATTATTTATTTGATTTAGTTTTTGAAATACAAAAACGTGGCGCTGATAGAATTGGAATAATAAAAAAATCCCGTATTGAAACATTCCCAGATGGTGAAGCATTCCCATTTTCTTATCAAGAAATAGCAAAACGTTATGGAAAAGATGTATTAGAAAGAGATGCAGTAGCAGAAAAACTAGCATCAAAGGAGCAGATTGGTAGACTTAAAATGTTGATTGAGCTTTATAAAGAACCAGATGAAATCGTCCAGAAATGGCTGGACAAGGCAAATGCCGCTACTCTGGACGAAATCAATGAAGAGATCATATTAAAACTGATTAACCATATGGAAAGCAAGGCTAAAATGAAAGGAGAAACAGCATGAATTTTACCCCAACATCAGAAGAACTTTTGAAACAATCAAATTTATTGGAGAAGGGAACGTATTCATTTGAAGTAGTAGAGGCAAATGATGAAATTTCAAAATCTGGAAATGAAATGATCAAATTAATGTTAAACGTATGGGATTATGAAAGCGGTAAAAGCACCATAGTCTTTGATTATTTGCTTGAGAAGATGGCCTATAAATTAATCCATTTCTGTCAAGTGACTAAGCTCATGGATAAATATTCTACTGGAGAGTTACGAGCATTCGATTGCTTAGGTAAGAAAGGAAGTGTAGACATAGAAACTCAAGAAAAAAGGGAAAATCCATCGGGCGGATTTTATCCAGCTAAGAACATTGTAAAGGATTACAATGTTTCAAAGGTGGAAAGCTTCTCACCACTTCCTTCTTCAAAAGTTAACAATATGGATGCGGACGTTCCATTTTAGCGTCGAATAAAGTTATACTAATGATGTTATATACAGTCATTTTCGTCATTCTTCATCATATCAGCCGGTTTATCCGCCGGCTTTTTTTATTTATAAGGGAAAGCAATGGAAAGCAATATCAACGAAGATATTAGTCATGAAATTTATGAATTTGTGAATGCTAAAATTGAAGAAATCATCAATTTCATAGCACTTAAAGTAGATACCCATGAATTAAGACAATTTTATTTGAATGGCGGTATTTGTTGGTTTTTATCCCTGATTGCATCTTCCATTAATAATAAGAACGAGAGAGAAAAATTCATTGATAATATAAGTAGAGATGCTAAAAATACTTCCAATAATTTGAGATTAAAATTTGATTATTTAATTGTACCTAAAAGTATGAGGATGAACTAATGAACTTTGAAAAAGCTTATAAGGAAATGTTGAAAGGCAAAAAGATCAGGCGTAAATCATGGGAAAAGATGCACCACATGCGCTATGTGGAAGCGACCAAAGAACACGATGCAACCATTAGAACCTACAAGACTGAATTTAATAACTTCTTTGCCGATGCAAGTATTTTGATTAGCAATGGCTGGTTTGTGGTAGGAGATGATAATAAAGAATTGTCTTTTTTAGAAGCATTGGAAGAATTAAAGAATAAGAAAGAAGTCAGCAATAAATTATGGAAGGATAAGTTCATATTTTTAGATGGTGATCAATTTGCATATTGTTCGACCATTGAAGCAAACTTTATGCCTACTTATAGAGATTTGATTGCTAATGATTGGGAAGTGATGAGCTGACCTGAATGTTTTATTTCGTATTGATGCATGCTACATATTTAACTGAATAATACACTTAATTAATCTATAAATAATACTTATTTCATCCTATAGATAAGCCATCTTATGTATAGTTATTATTTATCAATGAGATTTCTCTCTAAAATATGCCGTCAATATGAGAGTAGCAAGTGGTGGGAATGTAATGGTGGTAATGTCCAAAAGTTTTGCTCCCGCTTGAGGTCTTATAATGTAAACAATAATAGTGACTACATATAAAACAGCAAGACCAAGGAGGATTTGTTTTGCTGCTCTAAATTTATCTCTTTCCGTGATTTTGCCAATCAGTTCAAATGATTCAAGTTTGCGTGAATTAAAGTCCTTAACTTGATAGAGATCTTCCAAGATCTTATTACCCATAAATAGCGGCTGCATTAGGTTACAATAATTTTCGTTTCTTTATCCCCTTTTCTTGCCAAAAGCTCACCCTCCGTACTATCAACATGAGCGGCTAAACTTAATAATGCAATTCCCTTTTTGATAATATCCGCTTTGCTATTTACTCCATAATGCATCATCAAATAATTAACCAGTTTATTTGCCGCTGGATCTAATTCTAAGATAAGCTCGGTCATCTTCCACCATATTTATAAAAAGCATAATCTTAAGCTAATGATGCCCTAAAATTCCTAATAACTATGGTGTTTTTTTTCTTTTTTCTTCTCATGCATCTTGCTTAATTTTCCAATAAGCTTTTTTTCTTTTTTCTCATGGGATGCTTTTTCCATATGGCCATGGGCTTTCTCATGGTGTTTTTTGGCTTGCTCAAGATGGTGTAGTGCGCGTTTATGATGGTGGGATTTATGTTTCATTGCAATATCCTTATTGATGATGAAAGATTTACACTATGATAAAATAATCTACTTATAAATTAAAGGACTACCATGACACTCATCATCAATAAATCACGAACACTCGTCCCCAAAAGTGGAAAAGTAATAAAGCATGTCAGCCACATGGAAAAAAAAGGCATTGATATGGTAAAAGACATTGCCAAACAATTTGGTCAACAATCAAAAAAGATGAAACCGAAAAAAATATATTTTCGTTAGTCACCCAACGCCATTCTTTCCTGACCTTCTTTGATGGCATTTAATTGATTTTGCAGTGTTTCATTCGCAGTCTTTAAAGAATTAACTTCTGCTTTTAACTTACCGATTTCAATTTCATATTTAATACAATTTGCTTCCAACTGATAACATTCATGTACCTTTTTGCCATATTGTCGATCAAGTGCTAATCTTTCTATTGATAAATTTTCTATTTGATCTTTATAAGATTTGATTTCATTAATTGATTTATTGATCTCTGCTTGTAAGTCCATTTTCATCCCTTAAATAATTAGATAAGTAAAAATAATTGACCAATTCCTATTTACACTATCACCTGCTAATGATGAAAAAGCTTGTGCTCTATTGTTCGCTGAATCACCTGTTATTTCTCCAGCTCGAAAAGTAGCTACATTAGGCGGCCCAAAGCTCCCCGCACAATTAGTAAATGCGCCAATATTTGAAGCAACTGGCAATGATATACCAATATTTATGCCTGTGCCAGGCGTCGTGGCAGTTATTGCTATGACACCTGAAACTGTAACAACATTACCTATTCTTAAATATTGAAATTGCGCACTAGTGCTCACCGTAATATTGCTAACATTCGTAAGCACGGGAACATAAGTACCGCTTGAAACGGGTGTTGCAAGACCAGTTAATGGAAGTCCCGTGCAATTCGTTAAAATGCCAGCACTAGGGGTACCAAGATTTGGTGTAATTAATGTAGGAGATGTTTGCCTGACTACATTCCCTGTGCCAGTTGGCACACCTAAACCTAAATTAACAAGCGCTGCTGCAACATTAGTTAAATCAGATAAGTTATTTGCTGCGAGTAAAAATGAAGATGGCCCAAAGGTAAATTGTGAGAATAATACAGGATCGGTATCGACTGTCACAACCGTTGCCGTCTCAAGCCATGAGGTCGTTGCAAGTGTCGTTCCATTATTAACAGCAACTAATGTACCCGGTTTAATTTCAAGCGCTGTATCATAATCCGTGGCACGTGTTAATACATAGGGAACTGAAATAGTATCGCCATTGGTCGTTAAAACATAGACGCCATTATGCTGAGGCAATGTTTGATCTTTAACTAAAATACGGCTATTTAAAGGAGGAGATACACCATCTGTTGAAAATGCTGCAAATGTGCCTGAATTATCAGTAAGCGTTGCACCAATCCCAGCGCCTGCTTGTACCACATTTAAATTACCCGTGGTTCCTGCATAACAAGATAAAATGACGGTAATCCCTGATGCAAACTGATCGACATATTGTTTAGTTGCAGCACCTAATGGCAGTGTAGGATTTGCATTTAAGATTAATGGCCCTAACATGGTGCCACCTGTTAAAGGCAAAAATCCTGTCAGGACAGATCCAGAATTAAACAATGCTGCCACTTGGGAAAGTGATTCTTTGGATGTCACACCATTTTGTACCACAGGTAAAAAATCAGTGAGTTGAGCACCTGCTACTGCTGGTAATGCTGAAATTTTGACACCTGTCATGTTTACATCCTTGTCAATTATTTAAAAGCTAAATACGCAATGGTTCCTGTACCTGTCGGGCTTCCTGTTTTAGTAAAAGTAATGACAAATCCATCTGAAGTAAAAGAACTAATTAGTCCTTGCTGATCATTCCCAGTAGATACAATTAAACGAATAGAGAAACTTGTAGAAATAGTCGCTGCTGGTACTGTTGGATTAAAAGAATAATATACATGAGCAGTTCCATTATCAAATCCTACTGATCCCCCAGATGCTGGAGATGCTAAAAATATGACTAATGAAGGTTGAAAGGCAAGCCCAGTAACAGTTGCAGTACCACCTGTCGCGGTTGTCATCGCATAAGTAGTACTACCAATAGCTGTGACAGTGTTCGTTCCTAATGGTAATAAATTACTTGCTGCAATGGCTGCTGCAATACTTGGAACACCCGTACCATTTGTGACTAATACACCATTATTAGCCGTTGCAAGACCTGAAATAACATTAGCAGCACTTGAATAAAGTATTTGATTAATGGTCGTAGTCGCAGGATAAGTCGCAGTCGTTGCAACCCAATTCGTACCATCTGCACGTAATATTGTTCCAGTGCCTGACGCTGAATTTGGATAAGTTGGCGTTGAATAAACGTTATTAGTCCCATCTGATATCAATATTTTCCCTGTTGTACCACTTGCGCTTGGATATGTCGGTGTTGAATAAGAAAGACCAACAGAAGCCGTTGAATCAATTTGTAATACTTTCCCATTTCCAGCGACAGCCGGAACTCGAGCATTGACAGTAGAAAATCCGAATAAATCACCTTTTGTCGTGAGTAATGTTACGCCTGCTGCTGGTGAAGATAACCAATTAGTACCATCACTTGTTAACACGTTCCCTGCTGTTCCAGCAACAGCGGGATAAGTCGGCGTTGATGCTATCCAATTTGTTCCATCAGATATAATTATTTTTCCTAATGTAGCACTAGCATTAGGAAATGTTGGTGTTGATAAAACATAATTCGTTCCATTTGATAACAATACTTTATTAGCAGTTGCTCCTGCTGAAGTTGGAATTGTACTAGTACTGTAAATATTATTCGTACCATCAGAAATTAAAAATTTCCCTGATGTTCCACTTGCACTTGGATAAGTTGGAGTTGAATATGCAAGCCCAGTTGCTGCTCCTGATGATACTTGCAAAACTTTACCATCACCAGTTGCTACAGGAAGACGATCATTTACAGTTGAAAATGTATAGATATCACCTTTTGTCGTTAAAGGTGATCCAGCACCAGATGATGCTGCAATACTTATGGAATTGCTTCCAGGTGTAATTGAAATTCCAGCACCTGCCGTCAACGAGGCCGCAGCAGGTGATCCCGCTGTTGATCCTATAATTAATTGACCATCAGTTAAGGTTACATAAGTAGGAAGTCCAGTTGACGGAACAGTTAGAACAGATCTTGTAACTGTTGCAAGTAAACCAATAGTATTGGAAGCACTTCCATAGAGAATTGAATTTTGAGTTACGAGATCAGGATATATCGTTGTCGTATAAGTATTTGTTGTACCATCTGATCGAATAATTTTACCGACAGGGGCAACAGTATTAGGCCACAACGATGTACTTGCAACCCAGTTCGTCCCATTAGCATAAAGAAAACTACCAGTTGATGTTGCAACTGATGGATAAGTAGCCGTTGAAAAGGAAGGCGGTGCTGCCGCATTACTTTGTAGCACATTTCCAGTTGTTCCAGGTCCTGCCAATATTGATGGTGTACCAATCGCACTCGTTACAAGTAAGCCATTATTAGCCGTAGCTAAACCACTTAAGGTATTACCAGCGGCTGCATAATAAGCAAGTTGATTAATCAATCCAGGATTAACAGTTCCCCCTGTACCAAAGATTGCTTTCATGGATGCACCGCTAATAGCTGCATCTGTTCCTGGCGTATAAGGCGATTGCACAAGATAAAATAAATCGGTGTTATTGATGATGGTTGTTGGATTGATTGCAAATATTTGGGCTAAGGTCTTTGACATATCACGCTCCTGCCGTCTCAAGTGGGGTGTTATCGCTTAATAAAAAGTTACTTAAATCTGTAATCAATAAAAACCCAGTCGGAGGAGGTGGAACTTCTCCAGAAAAAGGATAAATAATGATAGGTATACTTCCAAAATACCAGCCCATTAACTACCCCAGAATAATTGTGCCGCTGCAATAGTGGTATTTGCGGTAAAGACCTTAACACTTTTTAAGGGATGCCAAAGACCTGCTGCAATATTTGGCAATGTTATTGTTTCACCGTACCACGTTAAAAAAGACAAACTGCCAGTCGTACCAACATAAAGCCATGTAGCAAATTCCAAAACACCAGGCGGTGTTTGTGAGTTGGTGTAACCCGTATCATAGGTAACAGTTCCATATCTAACAGGGCCACCCAGTACACGTACTTGAGCAGTGTACAAATTTGGATCAAGAGGTTGTATTTGGACAAAAGGTAAAGACATGCTTTGATATCCTTATCAAAACAGGGAGAACATCATGTTCTCCCTTAATATAAAATAACTTTAAAGTACTGAATAACCAATCAAAATAGTACCATTCAAAGCTGTCGCAGCCGTGAGATTGTATATGGTTAACGTGGCACTTCCTGCACCTGGAATTACTTTGAAATTTACATTTTGAGTCGTATTGGTTCCACCTTGAATAGTTAATCCAATCACAGATGTTGCTGTAATAAATGTATTTGTCCAAGTAATTGCATAATTTGCTCCACCTGCGGTAGTCAAAGCAGATGTTGTAATCACACCAGCGACACCACTTGCAGTGACGGCGTTCGCAGCTTCAGTACCATTCACTTTAGCAAGCACAATACTAGAACCTGCTGCCATGGTATTAGTTGAATCTTTTCTTACAATATTAGATGCGAGAATGCCACTGTCTTGAATAGAACCAGCAGCATCTGCTGCTGTAACAATGTGATTTATTGTAAAACCAGCGCCTGCAGTTGATGCAAGATCAGGAAGTGCAACATTGGTTGCAGCTTTCGTTGATGCAGTGCCAGATCCCGCTGGAATTGCTGCAGTGAAATGAATCGCATCAACACCAAAAATACCCGGCAACGGTTCAACCAAAACAAACATAGATCCAGCAGATACCGTTCCTGCGCCAATTGTCGTCCACTGGCCAATCTTTAATTGCTCAATACATTGGAAATCTGCACGTCTTTGAAGGACGGCAGAAACGCCAACGGCGCCCGTCTGGGTGCAGATATATATGCCGTTTTCCCATCCATTAGTCTGACCAACTAAGGCAACGCTATCACCTAGTACGACAACGACGCTATCAATGGTTAATACACCCGTTGCATAAGTAAATGTTGCACCAACGCCTGAATTAGTTTGGCCATTAAAATAAGTTCCAGTCTGATTAGCCGTTGCAACGACACGACAGGCGGTCAGCCCATCGTAAACATTATATTGTTGAAAGCTCATGAGGATAATTCCTTTTAAAAGTGATCACTTAAGTGTTTCGAAACGTAAATATTATAACTCAAAGTCTATTAAAGCTTAACGAAGACATTTAAATAGACAACAGGTTGTTGAACATTAAAGGGCACACTATTTGGTGCATTTGTGCCAGTGACTGCTTGTGCTGATATATTAAAATTAGCCCCTGCTGCAATGAGTGAGGTTGCCGCATTGGTATAAAAATTACCTGATGCTGCAGGATGGACATGTGCACCGACTTCATTTGGTGCTTGAGTATGACGTTCATTACCAGTCGTCTGACCAATTGCCCAGTTCGTACCCGTATTGCTCCCACCTGTTACAGGAACAGAATTACCTGTTGGCGTACCAACGGCTGCAAGTAATCGACCAGCAGTTCTGGTTAAAAGAATCTGATTATTTGCTGTAAAATCAGCCACGGAACTTGCACCATATGTAATAATCGGCCCAACTGAACCAGGTGCTAACATGGGTGCTAATCCCTGATTTCCCTGGAAGGTATTCCATATCAAATCAAATAATGGAAAGGTATCAACATTCGCTCTCGATGTGAAAGCAGATACTGATCCTGCATTACCAATTGTCCCATCATTCATAATCACCCAACCATAAGGTGTGAAGTTATTAAGCGATGTTCTAATATCACCCGTTCTAGCTGTATCGGAAATCGCATTGATCATGTCAAACGTTGCATAGTCAACAATTGGAGCCATTTGGCCTAAATAAAGAGAAGGTTTGACAAGATCAATTGTCGTTGTGTTATTTAATGGTAAATTAATCTGCAAAAATAATGCATCATTTTTGCATGCACCAATTGTTTTAGTGGTTGCATCGGGAACAATGACGCCATTAACGACATAAGAATTCCAATTTGCTGTTAAATTAATATTATTAATCACTACGACTTGATCAGCAGATGGTGCACCACCTGATCCATAAAATTGCCTTAAGGAAACCGTAATATTTGAATTGCCACCTATGCATCTTGCCCATAGTCTAACACTGACTGGCTGTTGGGATAGACTTTGCACACCCAATGAAATTGGAAATTGAACGTATTTAAAAGTCTCAACTGCTCCTGCTCCACCACAAATATATCGTAAGAATTGATTTGGCGTAATATCAGGGGCTAAATCATTTGTTCCAGGTGGTGTAAAATTTACAAAATCTATAGTATCTGTGGCCGATGTATTATTTTTAGCAAATATAATATCAGGCCCAGTTGGCCCAAATAAGATATCTACTGGGTCATTGACATATCCAGCATTATTAGATGGCGCTAAAGTTAATGATGTAGGCAATGAAGGCGTACCAACTGTATCGCCAATATTTCGATAAAACACACCATTGATTACAAAATTTTGATTGGTGTTAATAGTGATAATGCTTCCACCACCACCGCCACCAGCGCCTGATAACCCGTTAAAATCCCAAAGGAATTGCTGGGTTTGCGGATCATCAGAATCATAGACCCTAATGTAATAAGTATCTGTAGGATTATTAGAATCAAACTCCCAAAAGATAGGCGGCATTGTGCCATTGCCAAAACCAACAATCGGTTGACCATAAGGAATAGCGCCCGCTGCATCTTGAAAAGCAGGTTTAAAAGTGGTGGGATCTAAACTGCGATAAGTATAAATAGAGGCCCCAGCAGGCAATTTTGAGAAATTATCAATGATGACCCAATGCGGGTTAGGTTGAATAGAAAATGTAATTGCCATGTAAGGTCCTTTTATTTAATCATTTTAGCGATTAATTTTTCCCTAATAGTTGGAGATGTCAGTAGTTTATTTATTCCTCTTGCTCCTAACATTGCTCCACCTGCAAGAAATGGATTTGTTACAAGACCGGCTATAGCTGCTAAGTCTCCTAATCTTGCTCCAGTTTTTGGGTTTCTCATTACTTGAAATGCTTCAGGGTTTTTTTCAATTAATTCACTATAGTTTTTTAATTCTTTTCCTAACTTACCTGGAAATAATAAGTCAAATTGTCTTGGCCCTAAACTTTTACTTGAAATTAATTGTTTGAATGCTAATGGATCTAATTCACCTTTATTATTATAAGCACGTTTTAAAAATGCATATCCTAATAATTTTCTTTTTGATTCAGGTAATTTACTAACAAATTTTTCTAATAAATTTGCTCTATCCGTTGTCTTACCTGTTTTAATAAATGATTGAACAATCAAATCAGGATCAAAATTTTTATTACTCGCAACTTTATATATTTCTTTTTCTAAATATGGAGAATAATTTTTAGCGTAATTTGCTTCGGCTTTGTTAAAGCTATCAATTAATTTTTTATTTCCAGAATTATTGACTCCATTTTTTACATCTTTTTTTAAAGCTTGTGATAATCTTCTAAATACGGGAGAAAGATTTCTATCCGCTGTATTTCCTGATTGAGCATATCTCTCAGCTATATCATCTAAATGACTACTTAAAATATTTGCTTCTTTTAAAGTAGGATATTTAATAGAGGAAACAATAGGTTTTCCTTCTACATCTAATATT